TCACCCGCACACGATAGTTGGGGATTCTATACCCGTTTTTGCTTATAGGGCCAGAAGGACCCGTAAATATAGACTGGGTCATAGACCATTGGTTTGAGGCTACTCTAGAGAGGGTAAGGAGAGGGTGGACGATTGATCACGTCTCCCCCATGTATACATTATGATTATCGGGAGGCATTGCTGGAACATCCCTTTAACGGCTTCAGCGCATATTTCTTGTCCGCGTGGGGATAGCTCATCGACGGCTGATTCGGGAAGAACGTATCCTATGTCGGCACAATATGTTCTTGTTGCCCACTTTGCCAGGTCCTTTACGGCCTGGTCGGCAGACTTAATATCTGCTTGGCTGCCTAGAACTTGCGAAAAAATTGATCTTGGATGCATTTTATTGACCTCTATGTTGTGGTGCAATATAGCGTACACCAATTAGATCGAAGAGTTCACGCTCTTCGTGCACTGGAATTCTTAAAAGTCCATCAGTTAGCATGCCTGACTCGCTTTTGAGGCCCTTACGTCTCCATCCACGGCCTAATACTTTATGCGAGAACTGAGCTGGGCCTGTTCTTATTGCGTAAATTAAGCCCCAATTATTAGGGGTAGCGATGAATATGTCCAGTTTTATTCCTTCCGGCAAAAGCCTTTGTGTATACTTGCCGGAAGGATCACCTTTTATTTTCTTTAAACTGTTAACGCATTCTACGAATAATGGATGGCGTGCTTGTTCGAAATCGAATAAGCCGTCAGGCACTATTATTTTTTTTGGAATTAATACAAGCTCAATATCGCTCACAACTACACATTCACGGCGGATAGATCCAGCTATTTCAATACGCTCGCAATGCGGCTTAAGTAAGGCCTTGTATCGCGCTGCAATCTTTTTAGCGTTTGATAGTATCATCGCAATCTAATGTAGATAATTATTTAAAGTAAGCCTTTTTTTGGTTTATCACTTATTTATTAGTAGCCCTTTATATAGTAAATCGATCTGTGCATATATTTTCATAGCCTTGTCATGATCTTTAGTAGCTTTCAACCATTTACCTGAATTTACACCAGAGTATTTTCCCATGGATATGAGAGCTTTTTTGCTTTCCATGTCAGCACGCCTTGCAAGAACTCCTATTTTGGCGCGAATAATATCTCTTTTTGTGACCTTAAACAAGAACCCATTACTGATTAACTCTATTAATTCAACTTTTGTTAACCTGTTAAGCTCTGCTAATATGTCCATAATAAATCCTTATATACATATATAGGTACTGCCTAATGTGGTCATGATTCAACGACTTCAACCTTACTAGACTCATATGTGTCGGCAAAGCTGTACACGCCTTGACCTACCCATCCCGTAGTAACCTGATTTTTATCCCATTCGGCAATTAGATTTATGCCAATCTTAACAAATGTCCCACCAAAACCATTTCCTGCTTTGTTGGTATATTTAAATTTAACACCTAATGCCAAGTCTTGAAAAGGAACGACTATTTTGCTAATTTGATCATCGCTTATGCTATTTTCTTTGTTGCCTGGGTCATAATTAACTGAGACATTAACGGAGAATAAGCGATAGACTAAACATTTATTACAATAAAAGCCATGCTCATCTCCCATAAGTAGCCCAAAAAGGCTCGCTCTGGCCATCTTGCGTAAAGGATCAGCATGTTCGTTGCAAACAGGACATTTAAATAGCATAATTACTCCCTCCTATATTAATTGTTAGATTAGAAACATCGATAATCTATATTTGAGCTTGCTAGCCTAACTTCCGACGTGCTTCTCCAGACTTATTGCCAAGTAATATTTCTGCTCTCTTTGCAATATGTAATGCAATTGAAATATTGCTTTTAGAGGGATTAGCACATATAGCTTTCAACGCATCAATAGTGGCTCCATGCTTAGGCAGAGGTGCTGCAGAAACGATGCGTTGCAAAATAATTTCTGGACGATTAAATATTTCAATTAAATCAACATCATCTACACTTTGATCTAATGGTATCCATTTAGATTTTTTACCACGATTCCCGGCATCCAATTTTAAGTCAATGAGTTCTTCAACTAACTCCAACGCAGAAATACGCTTCCAATATTTCCTACCGTACATGTTTATAAGCTTTGCCCAATTCCCAGATGGCGAGATTTCTAAAACTTTAACCTCTGCAAAATTTCTATCTCCATGTCTAGATTGTTCTGAGATAAGTATACGTTTACCTAATAGTTTCGTGATATTCATTTCGTGCTCCTTATTAACCATTATTATGCATTTTTGGCTGCCTTCTATAATCTAACTAATCTTTCTTGCAATTTGTTTATTACGTCTAATATCTCTTTTTTCATTGTGCTTTTATCCTCCAAGTACCAGTTGTAACAATGCCATTCACCTTTATTGATGTGCTCAACCAATTCTTTAACAGTGAAAAATAATGGATAGGGGTTATCTTTACCACCGACACCTGGGGCTACTAATATTTTACCAGTACTTTCTGCTGCATCTAAAACTTTTGCTAACCTTTGATGTTCATTTCTTATTTCATTTATTTTCATTTTTGTCGCTCATATTATTAAATTAAAAACAGCATAACCAATGCCTAAACCTGGCTAGGTAATTGCTGGTTTGGCTTGCCCTCATTATCAGCCCGGCAAATTAGGCTTATCGTTAGGTGTTTTTTGCTACCTCCTTCTTCAATGTTTGATATTTATCCACCAATCTTTCTATCTCCTGCATCAATTCTCCTGCCTTAATAATTGCGGTCGTTAATTTTTCACTTGCACCACACTCTTCTATTACAATCATTAATTCATGCGTTTGCATTAATATTGGATGCTTATCTAATCTCATTTTAATACCCTTTTATTTGTTTTTAACGCCCGCAAAACTACCTACACTAGTTGTACTGGATGCCAAACTAAGTACTGTTTTGTTATCGTTTGTTTTTTCTATGTTTTCTACTGGTAAATTCATCGCTAGAGATTGGCATTAAAAGGATGCTGGGTCGCCCAGCCGTCAGCAGGATAGGCGCGGAGGTGACGTCGCCTTGTTTTGCATCTTGCCCGCCAGCTTACCATACTCATCTGGCTGGTCTTGCCCGCGTCGCATCGCTACACCGGACAAGTTCTCCTGCTGCTGATTAACCCACGCGTTGGGTCGATCCTTTGTTCTTTTTGTGCTTCTTTTCTGTGAGTTTTAAAACTCTTAAATCTACTTCGCAGCCTGCGCAGATACTTGTTATGTTGTTTGTGCTATTTCCGCAGGTGCAGGTATATTTACCTACGCGATCACGCGGGTAAATGAACGTGTCGGGGGTGTTGAAGCTACTATTTACCCGGCCCATTTATTTGTTCTGTGAGCTCGTCACAGCGATCGATGAGCTCGTTTAACCTTGAGCTATCGTCGGATTTGCCGTTGATGGCCAGGATTGACGAGAGGATGAAGCCGAAGATAAATGATACACTTGCTATGAAGTAGTAAATTAGCATTAGTTAAATACACCTCTCTGGTATGCCAGGTAGAAATGCCCTAACAAATACATTACGAAAAAGATGATAAAGTAGTTTGAGGCTTTTTCTATTTTTTTGTAAGCGCTGCTATCGAAGAAGCTGTTTTGATCCTTCGTTTTCCAAGTGTTTTTTGTTCTCATCGGTTTTGTTCCTCCAGGTGATAAAAATAAAACAGACAAAGAACGATGCCTAGGATGGCTATGCTCTTTGTCTGTTTTTATCCCATGCGTTGCTGCTGGGACTGTCTCAGGCCAGAGCAAGGTCGCACGATGAAGTGGCAGGTTGGCTGCCGCGCCTTGATCTGGCTTGACTTGGTATGTAGGTGTTTGGGGTGTTAATGTACTCATCGTGTAAATACTATATCATCAAATTTGTTATTAATCAAACCTAGAAAAAGTATGTTGTTGACTTGTTTTTAGCTATTAAATGCTTTTTAAGTACTAAAATCTGCTATTTGCGTATAAATGCTCTTAAATACGTTGAAATGCTATATATTAGAGTCAAAAAAAAGAATGAAGAGCCGTTAATAGTGCATAGCTCTTCATTCTTTTTGTTTTAGGACTTTAAAGTGGTTACTACTTTGCTATATTTGGGCGTACCAGCCTTAATTGGGGCTCTGACATCTCGAGGAACCAGCCTTGGCCTACCTGGACTGGGTCCTGCCGGAAGCTTGGCATTGTAGCGAGCATAACAAAGCCATCTTCTTGTAAGATTGCCTGTATTTTTTCTTGGCATTTTTTTATAGCGTTTTGCTCGTCTTCAGCCTCTTTTTGCTGTGAGGCTTGTATTGTTTTTTTTGCTGCTTCGATGTTGTCTATCTCTTCTTCTCTCATATTCGCTCCTTTATAAATTATATTGGCTACTTAATTATTACCACGCAAGGGCTAGCCTTGCCCATGCCCCAGACGCATAGCAAATATAAAGATAGTTAAGATCTCTGCACATCTCGCCGGTATTGCCTGGATCAGTGGCTGTACTAATTGTTCTGGATGCTGAGATCCTGAAAGTATCTCCGGCTATTTGCAGTTGGCCTGCGATCGCGCTTGAAATATTAAGTGTGCCAGCACCTACTTTAACGTTCCCTCCGCCGGTTACCAGCGATACATCTGATGTATCATAAGTATTTAGGCCAAGCCCTGCAGGACTGCTTAACTGCAAGCTGTCAGCTCCACTCGTTATTGATGGTGAACCAGTAATCCGGTCTACCATCATTGTTGGGCTTGCTGCACCTGGTGCGTTGATCGATAAAGTATATTGCCCAGCGTCAGGGCCTTCAACGGTCATTCCGCCACCACGGCGCATCCAGGCACGAGTGGCATATGTACTCCAATCTGCTGTGGTAAATTCTCGTGCAAAGATTAAATTGTCAGATGAGCTGTGGGCATAACTCCATCCAAAGCCGTCATTGACTGACTTTAATCCATATCCATTATAGCCTGCTGATGGCGCCCTAACACATACTTGTGACAACGGGTTTACTCCTGCACCATTTATGCCAACCCAACCACTATTAGTTACAACAAAATCTTCATTTCCGAGAACATCAATCCCAACTATAAACCGGCCAGTACCTTTGCCGTCGAGATGCATAATGTCTGTTACGTCATCAGTACCGACTATGGCAAAGTTTACGAGGGGCAGCGTTGCAGTTGCGCCGGATGTTGCCAGACGTTGGGCTGCTATTGCACTTTTGTTATGTGCAACCACGCGGAGTGCATGGCGCGTACTTTCTGGGGCTAAGCTTACACCTGATGGTTGGGTACCGTCTGATGCAACAACCGTTGCTCCGTATGCATCACCGCGACCCTCGAAGTAACCTCCGTGGCCGGTAGTTGGCGTTCCGCCGGTTTCGTCCCAATTCATTGTATTTGGGACAATACCATCTGTACAGATACCGCCTACACCAAATGCCTCCGAAGCGTCTCCGGAGGCTAAATTTTTGCCGAAGACGCCCTTGCTGTATCCAACCCCATTGACCCCTGCGCCGTTAACTGAGCGGCCGTAGATGGCTACCTGGTTAATCGCGTCGCCGCGAATTGCTGCACGGCTCCATGAATGCGCCCAAATAGCCACATTATGTTCTGATTGTGCGAATATTCCAGGCATGGTTTTGCCGTAGCCGTATATTGCAACGTTGGAATCAGAATATGCCTTGATTCCTGGTTGTGATCTTGACCTTACATTTATTGCGTCTCCTGAATTTGAATATAAAATAAAGCTCAGCTGGATATTATCCGTTAAAGTCCAGGCGATACCGTCAGTGCTCTCAGCATACATGCCGGTTACTGCTGCGTTGGAGCTGTCCCATGCAACCAGGCCTGACAATGGGTTTGCTGATGCAGCTATTGTTGGGTCCCAGACTGCCTCATAAACGAGCCAATAGGTCCCGGACGTTAAAAGGATATCTCTTGCTTGGTGAAAATACTCAGCAAAAGTGGTGTATTGAATACCTGCAGGTGTCCCAGTTACCGGGTTTGAGTCTCCCGCCAAGGCTGCTAAGCCGTCATTCCACAGCAGCGGATTGTATGTTAATTTAGTTCCAGGTACACCGGCATTATCTGTGTAAATTCCAAAGTTCAGGTCAGCGGCTGCTCCGCCCGCCGATAAGCGTTTGAGAAAAATACCTATCGCATCAACAGTAATATCGGTTGGCGTTACAAACTTTGTGGCTTCAAAGACTTGTACTATTGTATGGTCTGTACCTGTTTTGCCAGATTCATCAACCAGGACATTACCGTTTTTGGCAAAGCCAAATACCCGGTTGTCTGCTCCGGCTGTTATGGCTGCTGCCATTTCAGTTGGTGTTACTGAATCAGTCGGTGCAAAAGTAAGTGTAATTGCCTGTGCCTGATCAGAGATTAGGGGTAGTTTAACTAAAAACCTTGAGAATACGTTCAAGGTATGTTCCTGGAGCGGAACCTGTGCTATCCCCAATAATGTTTTAGTTGTTCCATCGTCTCGAATAATACCAATGCCGTTCATGAAAAATTCCGTTGCTTCGTCGGATGGAACTTGGCACTCGACAACTAAATTATTATCAACTGGATCGATGTAAGAGCTAAATATTGCATCCCGGAACTGCTCAGACGGGAAAGTAGCGTCTGTAAGTGTTGCATCTAAAACAAAATCTGTTACGCTTGATAATGTTGTTGAACCTGATAATGCGAAGTGCGTAATCTCGATTGGTGTTGTAGTTTGTAAGGCTTGCTGTAAAAGTAATAAGCCTTCATCTGTCCATATGCCTGCCATTTTTTACCCCCTGTTAGACTGCTGCCTCGGTTGCCGATGCAACCACAATTGCTTGTATTAATCCAGCGCTTTGTGAGCTGGATTGTGTCGTTAATTCGCGTGCTGTGGATTCTCTGTGCTCGCCAACCACTATTGGTGCAAGTGTTGTGATGAGTGGACTTGTTGTAACACCTAATGACCTTAAATGCGAGCGGGCTGGTTTTGATGAATTTATTAATCTAATCAATAATGACAGCTTAGTCAAGCCTGTTGTAAATTCAGTTGCCAGCTCGAATTCTGCCCAAGTTCCAACCGCTTCATTAATGTAAACATTCGGGAACCCGGCTGCTTCTATTGCTTCCTTTACTGCTTTTACGGTGCCTTTTTTGTAGTGGACCGATATGCTGGCCGCGACAACAGAGCGCTGTGTTGCTTCGTCCCAGTCTTTGTCCCAATTATCAACTGACAACGCCCATGCTAGCCAAGGCAAGATACTTGCTGGGCAGGTTTGTGGGTCCCAAAGATCGGAAACAGGTACAGGTACGGCTCCAAGTCGTTTAGTGACTGCTTCTAAGTTTTTTTCTGTTATCGTTGCGTTAAATGGTAGTAGTGTGTCACTCATCAGTACCACCGGCGGTTATGGTTGTAGATGTAGGATATGCTGCTTCCTGGGCAGCAACTACGATATCTGCGGTTGGAGATATTAATGTTACATTTTGCACACCTGGCTGATGCAGGGCTGCGTATAACCCAGACAATGTAATATCGTGACCAAGCCGATGATGGTCATCCACGAATTCAGTGACAGCATCTTCAGCGGCCTGGCGAACGGTATTCGGGTCTGGCCCTGAGTAAAAAGTAAGTGTTGCATCAATTACATATGCGATAATTGATGCAGAGGATATAACCGGATTATCATTTAGCGGTCTAATGTCATCTGGACTAAGTGCTGCATCTACAACATTAAGCAAGTCCTGTGATGCTGTACCGTCGGTCTCAGTTGAAAGTACGGTTACATTAACTGTACCATCAGCTGGCAGCGGACTTGTTATGTCAACATCTTTCACACGCGCGTCGGCTGAAAACGTATGGAATTCATATGCACCGGTACTGCCTGCGGTTGTATATCCTTCGGGAGCAAGTAATATCCTGTTGCGCAATGCATCATCAGTTTCGTTTGCTTGCCTGGCAAGATTAAATAGAGCTGCCAAGGCTTCAAGATCTGCTCCGGTTGCGTACGCAAGCATTACTGCTCTGGCTCCGTCATTTACTCTTTGACGGATAAGAACTTCCCGGTATGCAGCTACTTCAAGAATTTTATAAGCTGGGTCAGACTGGACAAGTGCTGTAAACTGTGGATCACGCGCTTGTAAATCTGCCAGCATCTCGGCAAAAATAACCTCAAAGCTGATAATTTCTACGACATTTGGGGCCGGAAGCTGTGATAGGTTTATAGTTGTACTCATATTGTGATTCCCTCCAGCTTAATCTGGCTACCGCCTGCTAGAAATTTACCCTCAAGGGTAAGTGTTATTTTGCCTTCGATTATCGATTCAACGCTTGATTTTTGAAGCTCGAACCTTGGCTCCCACTTGTCAAGTGCTGCTGCGACTGCTGCATATAGCTCTACCAAAAGAGCCTGCGTCATAGGGCGATCTACTAAATCAAATAGGCGAGAACCGTAATCACGGCGCATAACTCGTGCACCGAGTGGAGTAGTAAGTATATCGCGTATTGATTGTTTAAGGTGCTCGGCTCCGCTTATGTGTTTGCCTGTATTTGCGTTTGTGCCTGTCATTGTTTTTGCCTTTAAAAATCGGTCGGATCTGACTGATCAGACTGATCGGACTGATTTTATGTTTTTATTTGGGCCTCGATACTGGTTGCGTATCCACCATTTTTAGTTACTTTGTGGATTGCCTGTTTAGTTGTCCATTCGCCGTCAACGCCGGACCTAAATCCATTAAGCAGCAACTTTGTTTCAGCAGCTAAAATTGGATTTCCTGGCATGACCAGCGAAAGGGCTTGTGTTTTACGGGATAAATATTTAAGCTTTGCTACGGCTGCTTTTTCTGCTGATATTAAATCCTTGTACAGCCTTCTATCGCAGACGCTCGGCTCGCCGGTACCGGCTTCTACTGCAACATCCTGTGCAGCTTCAAGATCTCGGTATCTCGTGATTACTCGTGCATACCTATTTCGGCCTGCGTTTGTAGCTCGCCAGCTTGTTACTTCTCCTGGAGTTATCCCTACAGTTAACAATTCTTTCCCGCTTATACTTTTAACCTCATTTCTATAAATGAAAGCGAGGTACCCGTTTACGGGTTTGAAAACAGTGTTTTCGATTTCGCGCGAAAGACGTGTTAGAAAATTAAAATCTGACTCATAAAACTGAACAAGATAGCCTGGGTTAGAGCTTGCCAGAGTATCACTTACCTTTGCAATGTATCCATGCTCTGCTGCAATGGCTGAAACAATTTCGCCGATAGTTTTATTGTCCCAGATACGTTTCTGGCAGGACTTTAACCTACCTGTCATATCGCCTGCCTTAGCACGGATTGTCATCGTTGCTGGTGGAGATGCAACTTCTACTTCATCAACAATGAACGTCCCCATTTTTTCAATAGCTTTTTTGTAGCCAAGTGACACGTCAAGCGACACGCCAATGCGAGGGGTTTCGATACCGTCTCCATCGTCTAGCCTAATTTCTAGCGTATCACTTTTTCTGCCCGAAATGGTTGTTATTACCATCGATAAAAGTCTGTCACTTATCGTTTGAGTAACATCTTTTGAGTCTGCGATTATTTTAAAATCAGGACTCGGATATTTGATGGCCATCCCGCCGACAACACGTGACCATGGCTTGCCTGAGGCGATGCTGACATCTGCTCCAGGCCATATTACTGATGAATTGTTTAATCCCATAATTTTACAATCTCATTTTCTCCGGATTCAGGAAGATCCGGTAATGTTATCAGCTCGCCAGCCGAATAAACCGGCCCTTTATCGGCTAAGCCTGGGTTTGCATTGAGTACTAATTCGAGCGTACCGGCCGGAGTTGGCTTGCCGTATACTCTCCAGCAAATCCAGTCCAGCATATCGCCGTCTTTCGTTTTATATTGCTGAGCCATTTTTAAATTAATACCTTGAAAGTGATAAGCTAAACATTACCTTGCGGGGTAAACCGCCTGGCAAGAATATGCTTTGAACTTCCTGAACTGAAATAATGCACCATTTACCCCACGAAACGCCCTTGGCATCCTGCAAAAGGAAGGGCTCGCCTTTTTCGCCCATTGTTCGCAGCTTTGGAATTTGTTCTACCCCACCTTTGTAGTGTGGGTAGATCTCGCCATTTAAGGTGATGATATCTTTGCCTTGGCCGGTTGACTGCAATGCAGGGCTATTGCCAATTCTGCTTTGTGCGGGCCACGTGTACTCGGTTTTGCGACGTAATGTTTTGTATGCTGCCGTGTCGACCGAAAACTGAAAACCGTCTTCGTCCCCAAGCTGCATCATTGTCGATTGTGATCCACCGCTATTTACAATATTCTCAGGCATTAATATGTGTACGCATCCGGAAGGTCATACAATGCTCCGCGCCTGGATATCTCTGCTTGATATTTTATTTTCTCGATGACCTGATCTCCAACTTTTTCGGCGAGCGCCTGCTCGTCCATGCCTGGGGCTGCGTTTACGTTTAATGTCATACCGTTCATGTTGTAAGTTCTTGAAGGAGGTGGAGCACTTCGGTCGATGATTCTTACTTTTACGCCATCGATCATTCCGCTACTTGACTGTTCTTGTTTAGCTTTATTTTTACCAGCAACAGACAGTGTCGACCCCACCTCTATGCTTGGCTTGCTAAATAGTTTGTTCCAGCCCTTACCGATAGCCTTAAATAGGCCTATAACGCTACCTACAATCCCATCCACCAGTTTTCTGAATGGCTCCCATTTTTTATATAAAACAACACCTAGACCAACTAGGACCGTTACAGCTTTAATAACTCTGCCTATTGGGGTAGCTGAAAAAATAAGGCTTAAGCCCTTCATAGCTGTTCTGGTTAATACTATCCCTGCTGCCCATAAACGTTGCCCGACGCTCATTAAGCTTAAATTAATTCCTATTTTTCTTAACACATAATTAAAACTAAAATAACTTATTGCCATTTTTGCAATCGAAATAGCACCTCCCAATACAAGCGAGAATAAATAGCTTAAAGTACCTGTCAGCACTTTTACTGCTGCGCCGATAAGCATAAAACCGCCACCAATTTGAGCAAGAATGGGAAACTTATCAATTGCATCTGATAAAAATTTACTGATAGCGGTCAATGGTGAAATTAAAGTATTAACCATTGGCAGCATTGCTGAGCCAAAAGATTTCCCGATGCCTTTGACATTTTTACCTAATAGTTTTATTGGTCCTGCGCCTTGCTCTAAAAATGGTTTATAATTTAAATCTATAATATTTCTAGATGTTTCAACCACGTCTTTTTGTGCTGCTGCTAAGCCTGCCCAATCTTTCCCTTGTGATTTAAGCATTTTGCCTAATACTATAACAGCAGGTAAGCCTTCCCGGCCAAATACTGCTTGCAATCTATCTGTAGTTTCTTGATCTAAAGAATCAAATCCACCAAGTACGTTTTCAAGGTTTTTTAGAGTAGAAATAAAATCAATTCCACCATTTGCGTTTCGTTCAATTGTAAAGCCAAATTCTTCGGAAGCTTTTGAGAGCTGACTAAGAGTTGACCTTAATGTTGTTGCTGCCATGCTACCTTTGATATTTCCGGTGTTAAGTGCGCCGAGCAAAGTAATACCCTGCTCAAGCCCTAAGTTATATGTTTGTATTACTGATGCGCCAATCTTCATCGATTCACCAAGCTGGCCGAAGTTCCGGAACCCGAATTTAAATTGTGCCTTTGTAAGTAATTCGCTAATTCTTGTAAACTTCTGCTTTGTATCCCCTTCAATTTGCTGCCCAAGGTTTACATATGCTCCGCCAATGACTTCGGCAACCCTGCCAAAATCACTTGCGCCGGTTACTGTTGCAACTTTGGCGATAAGTCCTGATCCAAGCCTTGCTGCTTCGGCAGATAAGCCGGTCGAAGACAGTGCGTAATTAATATCGATTAGCTGCACATCCTCACCTAAATTATCCCGGGTAAAATCTAATGCATATTGCCTTGCTTTAAGTATATCTGATTCAAAATCATCTGTATTTATAACTGTTCCTAACCTCACAAGGGACTGCGCAAGGTCGATTGACGGCTTTATTGATGCCCCTATACCTGCTAATACTATAGCGTTTTCAATAATACCTGCTCGCATTCCTGCGCGTTTTTCTTGCCGGGCTATTACCTGTTCTTCGTAAAGTTCTTTACGACTCGCAATCACATTATTAAGCTTTGTGTACTTTTGCCTAAGCACATCAACTACATTGCCAATTTTAATTTCAGTGTTAAGTACTGTTGATGATTTACCGGCAATAGCAACGAGTTCATTCCCAAGCTGTTTAAGTGCATCACGCTGGGCTTCGTAATGTTCCTTTGATTCAAAAGATGCTATATTTAACTCTGTAAAACTATCTAAAAGCTCTCTAGATGGCTTTTTTGTGCGCTCAACTTGAGTTTTAAGCTTATTAACCGATGATGCTGTTGCAAGGTATATCTTCCTTGACTTTTCAACTTCCTTCTCAAGCTCTTTGTAATGTTTCATTTTGCGGCTTTTAGTATCAAGTGATAATAGTGCCGTACCCATCTTAACAATATTAAAAATACTTGTATCAAACGCTTTACTTACGCTTGATGATACTACTCCACCGATAACAATATTTAGAGCTAGATTCTTAGACATTATATATTCTCATTTTTAACTGTTTGAATTATGCTGCATTCTTTTGATTGACTCTATCCATTCCATTAAATCGTATTCATCTAAATTAAGGATCTCATTCAAACCCCAGCCAGTATGTCCGGCCAGAACTATTACCGCATCTCGGCAATCTCTGGCGCTTAAGACAAAAAACTTGCTAAGACATCCTGAGCATGCTTGTAATCGCTTAGATCTACATCATTTAAAGAATCTGGCGAGATATCGCATAAATTTGCTATTAAATTAACTTCCTTACTTGCTTCGTCAAGCCCTTTTCCTTCAACTGCAAGCCTGTCTTTAACTTTTGCCCTGCGCATTGTTAATGATTTTATTTCTGCCCCATCGATGTTGATCGGGTATTTAAGTTTAATTTCTTCCATGCTGCTCCTTTTCCCGGCATATTTTTTGCCGCAATTTTTTTTAAATTGGTCGGATCGGACTGATTAGACTGATCCGACCGATTTATTATGTACCTATCGCTGCGCGTATTGGTGCGAGCTGATCGACTCCGTTGACGATCCTAATCATGTTTGGGATGTCAATATGCATGGCGGTTAACCCGCCAATAACCATTTGGAAATACCTTGCCGAGACTTGTATCTTAAGCTGTGCTTTTTCGCCAGCTTTCCAGGAGCCCATATCGATTTCCGTCCATGTGCCTGTTAGTACGAGTATTACTGGTGCTATTATTCCGTCTTTGTCCATTGCACCACGTAGTGTAATGTTGACAAAGTTGCCTGGGACCATGCCCCACATTGCGAAGAGGGCTGGGTCGTACTCGGCCATGGTGAAATCCAAGGATAATTTTTCCATCCCCATATCGAGTTCAACGGGTGCGTCCATTCCACCTGCGCGGTATTCCTCTGTTTTGATGGTCAGTTTAGGTAAGGTTATTTCCTCAACCTTGCCTGCATAGCCTTTGCCGTCAATAAAAAGACTGAAATTACGTAATATTTGCGGGAGACCCATTTTAGATCACCTCCTCAATGTAGTCGTTTACGAGCCGACTACGGAATGTTATGTGCTCAGCAGGATAAGGCGGTGTAAAGTCGAAATCGAAATACACCTTACCTGCTGCAATGTTTGTAGGTGTGTTTAGTTCTGGATCGGCCCACGCGGAACCGCCTAGGATTGCGCCCAGCTCTTTAAGTGTTCTGAGATATGCGTTAACGCCTTCGAGTACGTCCTCAATGTATGTTTTAGTTATGTTGCGATCGACTGCCCACATATGGGCGCGCAGCAATGACTCATTGATCATGTCAGCCGTACGCCGGACAGAGAGGAACGCCCATTTCGGGTCGTTGCTACATGTCCGGTTGCCCCATAGTCGATATCCGTCTTTCTGGATAATCGTTGCGATATCATTATCGTTGAGTAAATTTGCACGTGAATTACTATCCCAGAGTGCGAAATCAACAGGTCTGGTCGTGCCGACTATACCGTACATTTCCCTGTTTGACGGGGACCACCAGAAACCACGTTCGTTATCGCTTTTTGCGATTATTCCAGCAACCCTTGCACTGGCTGGCATATCGATATTTGCATCGGTTGCAGTATCGTATACTTTGGCCCATGGGTCGATAAGGTAAAGCCTGCTGCTGCCGAAATTAGCGCGGTAGGTTACTGCCTCAGCATCTATTGTGTTCGGGCCATCAGCTATGGCTACAGCCTTTAGTCTGTCAAGGATGCCTAAAATATCTGATGTTACTGCCAGATTATGTGAATATCCAGGAGCTACCAATATTTTTGGAACTACTTTTGCGATTGATTCAGCAGCAAGAAAAGCCTGCTGGCCGGTATAGTTTCCGGTCCCCGCATCAACCCCACCGATAATATCGGCATCAACAATCGCCGTTGGATCTGGGCGATTATAGGCAATACTGACTACTGCCCCAGACGCTATGGCGCCGGTTGCAACACGGGTAACTACTCCTGTATCGGTATTGATTGTGTAGTCGGTGCCTACAGCATAGGTTACAAGCAATGCTTGGTCCTGCACAACAACCAACGAGTTGTAGGCATCTGGTAGGGTTAAGGTATCTGTAGTGGTATCAAATGTATACTCGGCTGCTGCAACCGCTACTGTATGTGTTGCAGGGTCGAGTACGTTGATCACTACAACTAGAGCGCCGGTCTGGTCAAATATTGCAGCTAATGCGTCCGGTATTGTGCCGACGCCTGTCCCGAATACATTGACTGCTTCCGTTAATGATCCGCTTATTATGGTTGGTACATTTACTTCGCCTTTAGGGGCGGTCCCAATTAAGCCAATCACTGAACTTTTTACGGTTTGTATTGGTCGAACTCCTCCGTCAAGCTCTATAACCTCTGCTCCGTGTAAAAATTGTTCTGCCATGATTATTTACCTCCGTTATTTGTATCAGTCAGATCGGACGGATCAGACGGATTTTTTTTCGTCTTCTTTTTTGCTGGCATTTTTTTCACCTTACCAGCTAAAAGGCTGTAAAAGGCTTGCTTACGGCCCATGTTTGCCGTATCGCCTATTCTGTAATCTGTGCCGGTATAACCGACTATTGACTTTAATACCTTGTACGGCTCGGTTGCCATTACGTTATGCCTCCTATGTGCTCACTGTCTGGTGCGCCAGATGTAGTTGTTACAACTGCATTTGCTACAAATTCATCAATTATTCCTTGACAGAATGCATTGGTGACTGAATCGCTATATGCTATTGCTCCAGCAGGGTCAGTTCCTTGCACTGGGGTAATTGCTGCTATTGCAGCCTTTATTCTTGATGCCATTGAAGATGCTGTTAATGCCATTTCTTATCCTTTTTAATCTGTCGTATCGGACTGATCTGACTGATTTTTAAGCGCTCTCTAATACGCTTGACGATATATGCGCGTGTGGTGTTTGTGTGTACGCGCAAATGCTATCTCCCTGCACGGAGCCTTTAATTTGCCCAAGGCCGATGCCGTCAAGCTCTATGCCTGCTGCTGCTGTTATTTTTACCTTGCCAACGCAGTTGACTGTAAGTTCGCTTGTGGAACGATCGTACTCGACAATTGTTCCATCTGCAAACTGTACCCTGCGAACTGTTGCTACAGATGCCGGAGCAGGGAAAGCAGCTTGATAAAGTGATCCAGAAATAAATGCCTGGCCAAGATCTCCGCCTGGCGCGAGCACTATTACTTGCTCTGCTACTTCCGGAGCCCACCAGGAACTATCATTCCCAGCTCGTTGCACTAAAAATGGCAGCCAGTCAGTGACGATCTCGCCTATCTTGACTTTAGCTTTTGCCAAAGCATAATCAGCTTGGTCAATCGTACCTATATTGATAAGGTTCGATAATAGCCGGTCAAGTTCATTTATTGCGTAATCATTCATATTTTTAAATTTATTTTATTGAATAATATTATCGTAATCAGCTTCGTTGCCAGTTCCATAATCGGGGCCAAAATTAATATATACTTCTGCTGGTTGTGTCCCACCATCGGGAGCCCAGACTGAATCTCCAAGCCTGATTGTGTGAGTCCAGCTTACTAGCCACGTTAAATATCCTGCGAGCTCTGGTTTAAAATCGTCTTGAATAATATTCACGATCTTTGCAACGCCAACCTCCGGAACTCCCCATCGCCCGGCACGGTAAATTGTGAGAGCAACCTGAGCTGCGAAATTTCTGGCCTGAAATTCGCCGTCATCTGCACCGGATATACGGCCTGAAATCTGGTCATAAATAATCCGAGCTTCCCAGCGCGTGATTAGGCAAAGTTGATCCTCGCCTGAGTCGTCGTCTTGCGCCATTTCTGGCAGCTCGATAAATACAGCAGGCAGTGTTATTTTCTTTTCTATGTGTGGATAAGCTCCGCACGTGGGTAGTGATGGTATGCCAGCTTTAATGCCTGCAACTATTGCGTCGTGTATTGCTGTTAACATTTTTCACCTTTTATAATCGGTTCGATAAGGCTGATCCGACTGATTTTTATTTTTTACGAAAACCAGCCTAAAGCAAATTTAAGTTGATGCTCAAATCGCTGCTCGAATTTGTATGCTGCCAGCTTTTCGTATTTCGGAAGGATTTCTTCCATTTCTTTTTCAATGGGTACTGTCATTAAAATTACCGGAAAGAGCTTTTTGCCCATTCGTCTCCAGATTTTTGTCTCTGAAGAATATATTTTCGCCATAAATGCACCTGCGAAATATCGGGTCCCAACCTTAACCCCTCCACCACGGCTTCTGTCCCAAGTAGTATTTTTACCAAAACTGAGCCAATGCGCTGGCATAGGATTAACTCCTACCCAAAGTATTGCGAGGTTCGACCAGGCTGATACTGCATTTCTATTTCCGCGCCGGAAACGTGGCTTGAGTAATTTACGTTCTATACCGGTCTTTAGTGACAGCTCTTTTCGGAGTTGTGTTTGTAACCAGTTACGAGTTTCTTTAGCTGCTCTATTTATCGCCATATAAATTTGTTTTGTATTTGCTATGAGATTAATTTTTTTCATCATGTCATCAATATTGTGTGTTATGTACAAATCTGACGGCGGAACCTTGAATACAACATCAGTGGAAGCATGCGAACGATTTGCTGGATCTGAATAATCGATATTCATGTTCTTACGCTTGCACTCTCAAGTGAGCTACTGTCATTCCGCCACTATCAGTCAATGAGCCGTCTTGCTCAACCCTGATGACTTCGTAAATAACAGAATCAATTTCAATTTCGTCGCCTTCCAGAAGATTTGCAGATGATGTTTGGAAGCTAAATTTTACTGACTGCATCTCAATCGGCACTCCACCCATGTTCACACCAAGAAATGGACTGTCGAAAAGCCCGCGGAGGATGTAGGGAACCCCACTTGTAGCTGGAGGTGTAACGATTACCTCGATTCCGAAATCGTTAAATATCACCACATCAAGATCCAGCTCCATTTGGTCAGCCATCTTACTTCTCCCGTTTGCTACTAACGCTGCAAGTGCATATGCTGCAAATGTAACGTCAATATAAGCTTTATGTTTAGCAAAATAAGTTGTTTTTGCAGTATCAACTTCATGCCCGTAAAAAACGATCATTTTACAGGTCCGTTTTAAACATCACGTATGTTGCCCGAGCGCCTGGTGCAGTGAATTTCCATGTGACCCAATCACCATTTGTATCAGCTGCCGATGGATCAATTATGTAGGTTCCACCACTAACCTCAGTTACTGGGTTTGTCATTGCTACATAAGGTGCGCTGGCAATAGCTACTTCTGCAGTTACAGTGAGTCCAGGTAGTGGCGATATATTGTCGGCAGCATCGATCATATTGAATTTGAAACCTGTGAAGGCTGTGTTTTTCTTTATCCCACCTGACGGAATTGCTACCAACCCTGCCCCAGCAGTGCCGATGTTGTTTCTTATGGCTTCGGTGCTATCGGTTGCACCGTCGAATGTCCCGACTATTGTGTTTTCAGCTTCGTTGATCTCACTTGGAGCGTTGGCTCCGGACACGCCCGAATCAGAGCGGAAGAGGGCTTGGAAAAAGCCTTTAACCGTGTTTAGGCCGGTTCCTGCAAAGTCACCTATCCGGCCTAAAATTGCCGCGAGCTGTGTTGAGTTAGCGTCGATATCGGCTGTTATCTGTGTTACGGTTGGTGCGGTGCCTGCTGGGTCCGGAACAGTAGTATTCGGTGCGTAGTTTGGCTGTGAGGCTGCTAAAACTACATTTGAGGTATCAACATCTATACTTAATGCATGCGACTGGACTTCCTCGCCGAAAGATGCTGCTAGTACATGATCAGCCTTTGGCTCGTCCCATACAGCATCGGCGATGGTTGCGGCTGATGCACCGGTACCGCTTGGAGCGTTTGCAAGGGCAGCAACCGTGTACACTGACACGCCTGCATCACTCTCGACGAGCTCATTAAGTAGCGCAGTTAAAACGCCTGGCTTGAGGTCAGGGTCATAATCTACAGCGAGCAGGTGGTCAAGGTGGATGGCCACTAAGGCATCGTTGACTTTTGCCTGCACACTTGCATCCCATGCAGCATTCCAGGGCTGATCGGTGAGTGATATTCCGGCAGTTCCAGTGTTGACCCTTAGAGCTTCTACGCTATCGGTTGCACCGTCGAATGTTCCAGTGATTGTGTTCTCAGCTTCGTTAACCTCACTTGGAGTGTTTGCTCCTGATACGCCGGTGTCAGAGCGGAAGAGGGCTTGGAAAAAGCCTTTGACTGTATTAAGTCCTGTTCCGGCAAAGTCACCTACCCGTGCGAGGATAGTGTCCTGGTTTGTTATTGTTGCTGCTGATGCATGTAGATTTGTTACATCAGTAACAATGACTACGGCTCCAGATAATGTTTCGATTGCTCCTGCAGAAACTATGTCGGATGCGGGGATGTCATTAAAGCCGGTAATCTCAACATCTTTAGCTAATGTACCTCCTGCATTATCTAAGTCCACCCCGGCCTGGCCAGCTAAATTGATGCCAAGTAGGTTTGCGGGGGTTGCAGAGCGGGTAAGCTGGGCATTGCCGTAGCTTGTATGAGCAACAATATCATAGATATCTTTTTCGGTGTTATCTATGAGCTGAATCTCAAGCGGCAAATAAGCCATGTTTGTAGCGCCTTTTAGATCTATTCCAACTTGATCAGCTCCAGTAGCTAATGCAGCGTCTGGGACACCAAGTTGATATCTACCAGGCATATTAGTTGCATCAAGTTCAATAAACCCTCCACTTACCCACGTACCAAGGGTCATTGTTGCTAAAGTGATCGCAGTTGCAGAAGCTGCTCCACTCCGATAATAGTAAGCAGTTATATCGCTATACAATACCCCAGCCAACCCAGCGCCTGTTGTTGAGGATGAGTCACTGATAAAAATTTCAACCAGCTTTGATGTCGTTCCCTTTTTAATCTCTAGTTTCATTTTTTAACCTAATGGATTCCATGTCATTTGGCCTTGTCCTCCAAGGCCGTTTAGATTGTGGTAGCGTGATATTCTTCCGGTCAATGTCGGTGCAACATAAAACCATGCCGGGCTAAATGTTTGCTCGAACATTGCATACTCATTTTTATTCAATACAAAAATGTCAGGAACAGTGTCAACCCATAAAAAAACATAATCTAGAGATCCATTCCAAAACTCAGAATTATTACCAAGCCTACCTATGTCAAAATCGTTAGCAATATCAGCATATGATCCTTCTGGAGTAACTCGTCCTTTTTCAACTCCGTCAATGTAAACTATCAAGTCTGTCCCATCATAGACACCAGCAAAAGTATGTTCTTCGTTTATACTGATATCATGAGCAACCGAAACCCTATCATTAGTTGTAAAGCTATTTAAAATAAACTCAATATTTGTTGACGTAAGTCGTAGAGCTACCTCTGTGGACTGGGACATTACATCCCCAGTCACGCTCAAATCATAAATGGATCCTTTAGCGAATATAGCAATTGGTCTATTCCCTCCGCATGAGATATCAGATATCTGAATATAATCATCAACACCATCAAACAGCAATCCACCCCCTGCCCATGCGGACGTGTTGTCCATCTTTACAAAAGTTCCATGATTTCCGTTCATACTTAGGTCAAAAATACGCCCTCCGGTCCCCTCATTAAATAACCAACACCCAACAAGCCCCTTTGCCAGTGGATGTGCTAAATTTAATCGTGTCCCTCTGATTGGTTTAATTGGCATTACTAAAACCTAAGTAATATCCCATCTGGAGGCTTTATATGAGCATCTCACATCATGAGAGTCAGTTGATCCTGTTTGTACGAATCCAACTCTAATATGTGGCGGTGGATTTACTATTTCTATCTCCAACTGACTTGGATCAGTTGCGTTATCGATTGGAATTGAATATGCTGGTATGTTTGTCCAGCTCACCCCAGCATCTGGCGAAGAGTACACCCTGAACTCAACACTGTCTGTAGGCAAGGGATCGAAATCAACCTCTGGCCACAAAACAAGAAGATCGTATCCATTGGTTTCAAGGTCTACAGTAGAACTGTACTCCTCTGTAACCCCAGATAAGGTTGTAAAGGTCGGTGTTCCATCCCCTTCAATCCATATTTGCGGTGTCCAGACTCGTTTAGCTATAGCCATTTTGTCCCCTTAATTTTATCAAATAAATCATGCGCGGAGGATCAGTCACCCCGATAACTCCATTACTAAAAATAGCTAATAGCTCGTATTTTCATTCTATTTTTACGCATGATTAAACAACATTCCTCTCAAATCCCCAGCCCCAATAACGTCTGCGAAGGACGTTTTGAACATGCATAACAGTTAAACTGTACTCGGCATCAAGTCGTGTTCTTTTGGTTGAATTGGGAATACCTCTATTAGTCCTGAAACTTATTACATGTTCGACTAAAGTCCCAGCAACTAACGCATTAGCTTCTATGGTGGAGATTGAGGCGAGAACACTTGTCTTCACCTTGTCAACATCTTCAACCAAGCAAGCTGACAAGGTTTTGTTTGCAAGATTACTCTGAGTTGGTACAGATATATGCATTACAACCTTAAGCCTGCGCCCATTGTCTGATGCCTCTAAAACATGGTAGTCTGACATGAATTCCCCTTAACTGACTATGGTATTCTTTTTGTTATTCCACTACGTAGGAAAATAAGGCCAAGTCCATTCAGGATGGCGGGCATTGCCTGTGTGTAATCCATCCTGCCGGTTACTACGCCCAATAATCCAAATAATGCAGTTATCCCGCCAGCTAAATAGGTCTTCTTACCTTGCAGGATTGACAGTGGAGCTGAGAGCTTCTCGGATATGTCTTTGCGGAAAAATCCGAGGGCGATTGCGTTTACAATCAGCGGGACTCCGATGTTGTAGTCCATCTTTCCGAGTGCGATCGCAACTATGGCAAATAGCACTGTGAGAATTGCTGTTATATATGTTTTTTTACCTTCAAGCATTTTATTCCTCCAGAAAAAATTTATGTCGGCCGATGTTTCTGACAAAGATCATTTTGTCGGCCCATTTTGGTGTTTCAATGTAATTTGCAAAATAATGTGTAGCTGCTCCTACGTTTGATTTTACCCATTTGCCGAGCAGCCCTAGAGCTACCCAGTAACATTCTTTCAGTATATCGTTTTTTTCGAGTTCGTCTTTGAATTTTAGAGCTATAAGTTCAAGCTTCTCACGATTTGGATCATTCAGATTGAACGCGCTGAATTGCCAAGGCTTTAAAATTGCTGTTTTGACTGTAGCGCCAAACCAGCCACCCCTTGCAACTCTATTTAGAATTACTGAGCCTACCCCGAGTTTGCCATCTACAGACTCGCCGCGTGCTTCTCCGTAAATTGCTAAGGCAAGCAGTTCTTTGTCGTCGAGGGATTCAAAGTTTTTATTGTTCGTCATTGTCACACCTTTTTGATTTAAGCACTGCAACGTCGATTGATATTTTTGCAAGCTTGTTATTTATTTCATTTAAGGCTGGCTGCAATAAGTCCCAATTTTTTTCGAGCTGCTTAATTGCCTGCTCGGTTTTGACGATCCTGGGCTTAAAGTTCAGTGTCGTAATTAAGGCTCCGAAAACGACACCTACAAGTGAGCCCACAACGCCTGGTACCCAAGACTGCATTTATTCAACCTTATCTAACTTTGCTTCATCTACTGCTTTGCCCTTAGGCATTATTTCAATAGCACCTATTTCGGCGAGCTCGTTGGCTATTGTTTTTTCGCATTCCCAGATTGTCCCGGGCAATTGATACTTGCCGTAGACTTTTGGGTTGGTTATTGATCTAACTGTTACCATTGTTCCTTTTGCCATTGCTATTCCTCCAGGTCATTGGATCGGACCGATCTGACTGATCAGTCCGATCTGACTGATTCTTGAAATTTATACTACTTTTGCCGAGAAGAAAGCGTCCGATTGGTGTAGTGCCATGAGTGGGGCAGACTGTACCATGACCCATCGTACGGATGGATCTTTTACGGTCCATGACTTCGGGAATCTCTTTAGGGCAACCATGCCCTCGACATCGAGGTCCTGAATGGCTGCGTAATGCTTTGTGGCTCTGGCGCGTGTTGAACCGAGCCATATTTTGTCAGCAGGGACCATTGGCTTGACTAGATCGTCAACCGGATCTACATACCACTCACTGTATGTGTAGAGGTCTAGAGATAGCCCAGATTCTGTGATTGTTCCGAGGTAGGTTGCCCCATCGGCAATCATCTTTGGGTCGATCTGGCCGAGCGTAATACGGCGGGTGTCCAGTGATTTTGTAAACTGAGCGTTGCTTCGTAGCGCTTTCCAAGCGTCGAGGCCGAGAACTCCCCTCTCAATCACAAGCCCTGAATCCTGTGATACCATTGATGCCCAGTCGATCAGGTCATCGAGAGGGGTACCGGCTGCATCAGTCCATAGGTCAGTGCCTACAAGTGTTACCTTGTGGGTAGCGGGCATGTCGAAATCTATCAGGTCGTTTATTCCGTCACCGAGGACAGTGATAGTTCCGGAGTCAAGGGCCTGGGCGCACATCCATTCCTCACGGCGAGTTATTAAGTCGTCATGGTTTTTTAGATGTCTGCCAAGTGCAGCCTGGGCGCGTGCGACGGGGCTGTCTCCTGGTGCATATATGGTGTTCCCTGGTGAGCGCTTTAATAGGTCTTTCGGCTTAAGTGCTGACTTTGGCTTAACGTACGGAGGCTCATATGTGTGGGTTTTGTATCCCTCGAGGCCCACAACCTGCCCCTCTGCTGTCGGCTTCACGAATGCAGCCATTTTTCTCTTCCCACGCACTATGTCGATGTCAACAAATGCTGTATCCGACACATCTTCAGATGTAAAAAACATGTCCCGAAGAAATGTTTTGGGCGGCAGCATCTGCTGTATTGCAAGCGCCATAGTTCTATAATCATAAATATCGATTGGCATTTTATTTTATCCTCCTTATTTTAGGTAAATGCTTTTTGCTCTGAATGCTACAATTACATCAGCAGCCGTAGTGGCTCCACCGAATGTCATTGAGCTGGACAGGTATTCGCCTGTCAACCCTGCTATGCCGACTGCATCGGCTGCCGTTGCGTCAACCGCTTCAAGCAGAACTGCGTCTGGCACTTCCGACCCATCGAGTGCAGCTATGTCCACGAGAGTGTGGTTTCCGCCTGTTATCAACCCGAGCCCAGCTCCGGCAGCCAGATTCTGCCCTGCATTAATGGTTACCTGCTTTGTTACTATCGGAAAACTTCCGCCAAGCAGGTTTTCTGGAACAAATGTATCTAGTAAAGCCATGATTATTTACCTCCAACTTTTAATTTTTTATTCATACTTTATAATCCTTGTTTTATGGCATATTTTTTGCCGCAATTTTTTACTTCATGTCTATACCGCTCCTGCTGCAATGCCTTTAGCTGCGGCTGCCATTTCAGCAGCTTCACCGGCATCATCCCCTGAGCCTGTATCGATATTTGGGATAAGGCTTGCATCGGCATTCAGGTCTTTGCTGTGCTTATTTCGTGCCTCAGCTTCGACTTGCATTATCTTTAGCGCTGCGGCTTCCGGTGAGGTCGCGCCATCATAGGCCATTTCTGCTATGAGTTTTTCGTGACCCGGTATACTTAGTGCCTGTATCCCCTTAATCCTTGTCAGCTCTGCTGCAGAACCCTCTTTTTTGCCTTCAAGCTTAAGAGCTTCTGCTACTTGCGGATGCTCTCCTTTAATCATTTCGACTGTAATTTTCATGTCTGCTGATCCTCCTGTAGTTAATTGGTTATCGTTTATGCCTGCCATGGCATCTGTTCCGGAAGACAGGCTTGCTTTACTTGATATAATTTCCTCGAGGCTGCCGAGCCTATCGGCCAGACCTGCCTTTACTGCTGCTTGGCCAACGAGCATTCCGCCTTGCCCGAAGTCATTTCTTACGGTTTGTGCTGAGACTCCACGGTTCTGTGCAACCGTATCAATAAAGACATCAGCCAAGGCATCAGCCATCTCGAGGACCTGTGCACGGCCTTTGTCTGTTTCTGGATCTATCCGTTTTTTAGGACTGGCAGTGGATACGATTTCGATCGTGCTGTCATCTTCGCTGCTTTTCCGAAAACCTATCACTACACCAATACTACCAAGCTGCGCGGTTGAGTCTATCACTATTTCGGATGCTGCGGATGCCAGCCAGTATGCAGCTGATGCACCAAGCCCGCCTACATATGCAATAACCGGCTTGATTTCGCGCGCTTCAAAAATCATTTGTGCCATTTCGTTCACGCCTGTAACCTGCCCCCCTGGGGAGTCAATGTTCAGAACGATTGTGCTTACATCTTTGTTTTCAAGGGCAGCTCTGAAATCCTGCGCGAAAATCTCAATTGATGTTGCACCTGAAATTTCAGTAAATATATTTGCATACCTAAAGATTGGTCCCGAAACTTGAATTACTGCAATAGCTCCACTCGAGCCTTCATGTTTAATCATTTCAACATGTTGTGTATTTGTAAGCTTTTCACTGCGGCTGGCAAGGACAGCTTCGATATCGCCACGGCGCTCTGCGGATGCAATTACTGTCTGGAGCCCACCTTGAGTTATTGCCCATGGCCGGCCAAATATCTGTCCTAATACGCGTATGTAATTTTTCATATTTCCCCCTTCAAAAAAAACAGCCTTATCGGCTCTATGTGCCGAATCAGACGGCTTCATTATTAATCAGCTCGTTGCGTAATTTTTCCTCTTTTACACGCTTACGGTGTTTTGCTTCAAAATCGCCGCCTGTAAGAGCAGCAGTTTCTTCGGCGCGGGTACTGAAGCCGTTTTCGACTCGCTTCTGAGCTGCTATGACTTCTTTTATCGGGTCGATCTGGCCTTGCGTCGGCCCAATCCAGTCGGCTCGACAATAAGCTACTCGCGCTGCTGGGTCTTCAAAAAACCCTGGGGCAGCTATGCGGCCTATTGTGATAGCTTCTACAAGGAATTCTTCATACACTGGTTGGCAAAATCCACGTGCCAGCCAGGCTCTACGGCCTTGGTAAAATTTCCAACCCTGTAGAAATGCCGCGCGGGATGCAGTGTACGAGGAATCAAAGTGTTTAAGGAGAATTTCGACTGGTTGTTCCAGTGAAGCGCCGATTTGCTTGACAATTGCAAAAAAGAATGGGTCAAACTGGGAGTTCGGACGGCCCGGCGAGACCGTTTCAGCTTTTTCGCCGGGCGCGAGTCCGACCATGCTGCCGTGCCCAAGTTCGTATTCCTGGGGTGTTCCGGCTGTTGTCCCAGATGGCTCTGTTTCGCTGCCTGGAGTTGGATTACCAAAACCAGATACAGTTTCTGAAGTGATAAATACTGTCAGCATTCCGCCTACTACGGCTGCCATTAATTCAGCCTGTGTGTAGCGGCCAAGCTGTTTTAAGGACTCAAGGACTGGAGCCAGATACGGGACGCCCCTTCTTTGCCCTGGGCGGTCAGGGCGGAAGAGATGGAGTACGTTTCTTCGGCCAGTGCGCTCTCCAAATGCAGGGACAGCACGCCAAACCTTAGGGGCAACATCAAGTGCGCCTGGGTGTTTATCAAGCATATGATATTTGACCGGTGCACCATATTTATCAACTTCTATCCCTGCTGCAAGTCGAGATCCATCTTGCATGTAATCTGGTGTGCTTACCTGGTGACCTTCTACAAGCTTTATCCGGAGGTCGTATGGTAATGATTTTCTGCGGGGAATCATTGGCAGTAAGGCAAACGCATCGCCACTTAACAGGGCAGATAAGAACATGAGCTCCTGCTGTTCATAAAAACAGAGAGTTCTCGCTGCGTCTGAGTCTTTCGATTCTGCAAAGAGCCTAAACTCGCGCTCTGTTTTGTTTTGCCAAGCAGTAGATTTACTATCGCTCATGCCCAAATATTGAGCATCAAGCATTGAGTTTAGCTTGAGGCCGGTGCCAACCACATTTGTGACTCCTGTGCGGATTGCAGAGGTTGCGATTGGGATGTTGCGGAATGCATCATGCGAGCGCTCTCGCAATGTTGGCAGCTCATTAACTACCAGCTCATCCGCTGAGCCGGAATCAGTAAACCAATTCCGCATGCTTCGCAACGTCTGAGAAGCGCCGACGTATCCAGTGTCCTGCATTGCAGACACCTTCAGACGTGCATTATAACGAGCAATCCCCATAGCTGGGCTGAAGTGCGTTATTACACGGTCAAGCAGGGTAGGTTTTATTGAGAGAGCGCTAGACATCTATCGGAACAAACCTCCCGACAGTTGGCCCGGAACGTAAACCTTTCTCTAGCTGCTCCACTTCTCGCCGCCAGTAATTTATTTTATTAGTAATTACAGCAGCATCTGCACGGGTAACCTTACGCGCTGAAGAACCTTCGACGCTGATAGAATAATCCTGGTTGAGCGCAACAGCCTTTTCAGCATCCAGCCAAGATGTAAGCATTGCGCGTGCTGTTTCGATAGTCCATGCAGCCATTTTTATAATCCTCCGGGTGTTATAAACAGAATATAACCTGGTGGGTTGCAAAAATAGAAGAGGCTTAGTACTTGTGGGGCTAGATTACCTCTAGTGGTAATCTAGTAATTGAGTTGGTTGATAGATTTAAGGCTGGTGGGTTGGTCGATAGAAGAAGGTGTGAGCTGGCTAGATTTTACTTTTCATTATTTTTTGCTTGTTACTGCAATAAGTGGAAACTTTTGCACTGTTAAAAATGTATACCTGCTTTATCAATCCTGGATCGCTTTTGCTCGATCTCGTTGATTATGGCAGTGAAGTCTTTCCCATCTGTCATCTCTTCAAGCTGTATCATTATTTTCTCATTATTTAAGCATGGTTTTTTGTAGTAATTTTTGTCCATTGCATATTCACGTTTTTTCATTCCTACAAGTTCACGTACTTCACGGATATCAAAAGGACGATCGCCCCAGAAATACCAATAAATAAAGCCTGCCCCGCGATAGATTTTCTTGCTCTCTATTTTCCATCCAGTCCATTTACCTTTTATCAGTTCGCCCATTATATATATCAATGCCTCCTTTTTTAAAAAAAAATAAACATCATTTAACAAGCGCCTAAACCAGACCGCGAATATGTCTGCATTGCTTCGTATCATATCTGTGGTGCGGTCTGGTCAGGCTTGGTCGTTATATGTTCCGGGTCTCATACCACTCATTACAGTTACAATCGCCACGTATTTTTTCATAAAAAGCGTCTGTTACTTCAATTTCTCTTATTACTGGTGGAACTCTGTTTTTTCTGTCCCAGTTAACATGTGCTGTAATGTATTTGTTCTTGCCCTTATACTTGCCCCTTACCTCTGCATCATTGTATGCTTTACCCAAGCCTGTTGGAATGCAACAGGGCACGAATGTCAGTGTTCCTGTATGGGGGGGCTAATCATGGTCAAAGCCAACCAGGTGGTAATTGTTTGTGGTTTCTGAATCATTTGCTACTCGGTGGCATGACCATGAACTTGCATGCAGGTTGCTGATTCTCAAGGCATGATGTGCCACATGTTCGTGAATTCCATGCTTTTTCAGCCAATAGCGGCTTTGCATTACCGTTGTTTGGGCGTATCAATGGCCCATACGATTCGCATTGATTGCATATCACATAAGTTGCACCACAAGCGTGGCTCAATTCGATGTTTTCGCTTCCGCAAAAAGGGCAAGGTGACAGTTTGTGCTGGTTTTTCCATTCCATTCTTTGCTCTCCCTTTATGTGTAATTAAAGTAAGTACAATATCTAACCCGTACCTAAACTTGACCGGGTAGTCACTGGTTCACCTTGCCTCATTCTCAGCCCGGCAAGTTAGGCTTATCGTTATGCCCACGATGAGTAGTCTACTGGTGAGTATCTGCGTGTTGTGTTAAATTCAATGTCGCCAACTTCGATCCACCTAACACCTTCACAATTAGGTTCTGGCGCAACAACACATTTAAATTCACCAGCATCAGCTCTGTCTGAGTTTAACGATACAACAACATGGATATCGGACCCGTGTCTCGTGACATAATCACCTACTCCGTATCTATCATCTTGCTCTCGCCAGTTGCTTGGAGAGATAAGCTTACTATCGAGAGGATGGCTAAGCATAACATCTGTTTTTTTCATATGAGCGATTGTGAGCAAAACATCAGGATCGTCTATTACATCTTGCGGGACCCCATGTGGCCAGCAGACTAAAACATCGCTGTGCTTCTTGGCCTTGGCTTTAATATTTGCACCGGTTGCACCTTCATGAAAAACGAATGGATTTTTACCCTGTATTGCCATCTGTGCTGCCATTCCTGTAGCAACTAACGACTTTCCTGTTCCACCGATTATAAATGTGACCATTTAAATACCCTCCGTCCTTTTAAAATAAAATCAAAAAACTGCTAACAAGCGCCTAAGTTAGATTGCGAATATATCTGTATTACTTCGTATGATACTTTGTGGCGCGTGCCTGGTCAGGCCTCAAGATCGTCTGGATGGATCCTAAATACAACAGGCACCAACTGCTTGAGATGTCGGCGAACATTATCCAGCTGTTCCCTTAGCACTGAGTTCCGTGCTTCCAGCTCGCTACTCTCTTCCGATATCCTTAGAGCAGATGCATACGACTCATCATCGACATACGAAAGCTCTGCAAATCCGCTCAGCGAATAGCCAATTGGCTGGGCAAACTGAACCCTCTCTTGGTCAGTAAAATCCATCATCGCAAGCTTATTCATGTCTATTGGTCCAAGTTCTAAGAGCATGGACCAATACGGTTGCAAACGAATCGGCCTTGATGTATTGGCTGCAAAGGCATAACCATCCGCTCAACTTGGTCGCCTAAACCTATAGGGCGTTTCTCGTCTTGTGGCTTGTCCATTTTTTTATTACCTCCTATTTCGTGTCACAATGCTTTACGTTTAAAAAACCTAACCAGCTACTGAAGCCGACCCTGTAGACGGCTAATGGTCTTTGCCACGCCTGTAGCAGGGCGGAAGAGCACAATCGTTAGTTGTCATTCCTCGAATATTTCGATGTCTTTTCCTGTAGCTTTTATTGCATGCTCGTGATTTATTAACCACTCAACAAACGTGTAATATTCTGGCCTCGGCGTTGTCCCTAAAAAGGTTCTGGTTTATTTTGCTATATCTGAGATTGTGGGATAGTTTGGGCTATGATCCCTATTACTGACTCCGATTAAGCATTTGTCAGCAACAACAAATGCACGGCCTTCAAGCTCACAAATAGGTAAAATATACTTACAGCTATCACTATTAGTCGCATGCCAGGAATACAGGATATGGTGTTCTGTGATTGCACATACTATTATTGGTTTATGTGCATAGCTCAAATCTGACCTAAATACCTTGGTAGCTATTATCCAGTCGCCTACTTTAAATTGTTTCATACATTCCCCTTCGGCTACTAGCGCTCTAGCAGCTCCATCAAAGTATCCACCCTTTCCCTTAGCTCTGATTTCCAAATATTTGGGAGCCGTTTTTCGTGCACTGAATATCTGCGCATGGCATCAATTATCTGTATTAGCCTGGTATATGCCTTATTTGTCTCAAAATCAAGTTTCGGGATAAGTCCAAGGGGTGGTTTTTCTTTATCTTTAGGTGTATCAGCTTGCTCGACAATATCAAGTAAGGTTAATGCGTCCCTGAATGCTTCAGCTTTGAGCTTGTGACATGCACGGGATGTAAGATCAAAGGCACTATCAGCAGCAGCAATAAGCATATTTAAGCGTGCTCTGTAGTCTGATATTTTAATGTCGGATTCTTCGATGTCTGCTTTCATGGTATGCTCCTTAAATTATTTTTTATTTGCTGCTACAATAGGTATTAAGTTCCTATTTATTTCACTACTACCTGTACACATATTCAGAAATAACCGGTAAGCGGACTCTTTCTTCTTGCCCCGGGTATCGTCCAATCCTCAGATCCACCATTCCAAATACTATTGCGTGCCTAATTTTACCTATCTTATATTTAATACCTATCACTTTTCCCCAATCGCTAGGCACTGATCGAGCATAATATGTCGACTGATTCAGCAATGGTAATAAACATTTTTGCAGCATTTCAACCGTAAAAGTCATCGTCCCATCATGTCCACATTGTTCTATGCGGCAGTATTGTCCATCTGACACTTTCATGTCTGCACAATATTCAATATGGCCCGTGTCTGCTTCTGGCCAATATCGGTTTATTAACTGTATCGGGTCATGGTATTCCTTTGAAAAAGTACTCACAACAATCTCCTACTTGACGCTCTCAAAAGTGATACTTAGTAAATCTTTTAGATCATCTGTCGTTTTCCTAATTGCATACAGATAAAGACCATCTTCAGGATCACAAAAGATTGAAACCGGGGATCCATTAGACTTTACTGTCCATTCATAAAATTCCAAGATTCTGTCAGTTGCTTCAAATTGTACTAGACCTTTCTCTTTGAGCAATTCCGAAAAATCTTCCCTTTCGTCATCTGTTAATTTCCCGAGTAGCTCGTTCCAAATTATTCCTAGCTCATTATTTTTAGGCATTTCATTGCTCCTTAGTAATAGTCTCTGAAATAGTAAACGTAATTGTTCTTGGCACTACTTCGTCGAAATTCGACATGAAAGTCATCTCTTTAAGCTCCATTATAAATACCCCCATAAACTTAACATATAGTTATGCCCATAATAAAAAAGCAGCCCATAATAAAAATGGCACCATAATTAGAATATGGGCAGCATCTGAACCTGTAGATTTAGGTTTACTTGCTCTCGGATATTCATCAGCAGCAAGAACAATAATCCTTACAATGAAACTAAATGCTGCTAAGCAGAAATTCACTAAGATATAGGTTCTCATTTTTCCCTCCTAGTCCAATCAAAACACACCTCGACCCTACACATTCTTTAATCCTCTCTCGATAGCAGCGCTCAGCTGATGCAAAGAAGATACTGGGAATCTTATGTCCCCACAAAAAAGTACTTTGTGGAACCTTGGAAGTGCAAGGTTTTTAGCTTCAACTTTTCTTGTAGCCTTTTCATTTGCTGCTCGGATATCGAATGGGATAGTTGGATGTTGATTGTAAAAATCATGAGGGAAATACCAACACCGTCCATCACCTCCGTAGTATCCGTTTTCTGTATACTGTTCCTGCCAGTCGCATTTTTTAAGTATCTGAATAATTTCTTGCCTTTTCTTTTCGGCGAAAGGTTCTTCAGCGAAATGAGACGTTAATTGTATTTCAACACAATCACCTTCATTGGGATACGATCCACCACAAACTGACAACTTACCGGTTGGGTTAATTTCCATTTTCTTCATTTTATTCTCCTTTAGTTTATTTACCTTACATACACCCATTTATAAGCCCTTTTGTCTCCTGAGCTTCTGGCGAGCTTGGATTTTCAGCGAAAAACCCAACAATCTTCGGAATATTCTCACTACCCGAATAATGGCACGTGCCATCAAGCCCGGCCCAGTAGACTCCAGTTGCAAAAACAGAGGACACCGAAATGCCACCGAAGAGGTTGTGACCACAAACAGAGGCGGACGAATCTTTACTCCAAACTTTTGGTGTATTTTTATGCCCACAGAATGGGCATTTAAGGAACATCAGCTTTAAGGTTTTGGTGATGTTGCACGGGTCAAACATTTTAACACCAAGCCTGTTTAGCTCAATAGCGTCAATGCTCAGGCCTTTTACTGCACCCCAATCTCTTATATAATCTGACATTTAACCCTCCAAATATAACTATAGATCTTTATTATGTTTTTTCTTATGCCTAGCTACGGCGCTGGCCTTTGCCATCTCAGTAGCCTGTTGCTTTGTTAGTGTTCGCTTGGACTTCTTACCACCTTTGCTTGCAAGGTGGTGTGCAACTAGTTGGTCACTAATATCTTTGCCACAATGTGGACACTTCATTCTTATTTACCCCTCCCTTACCTCTTTTGGTTTTACATTATTACACATCCTCTCGCTTTAGTTTTATTCCTAAATTGATAGTACCAGCCCTGTTTCCCTGTAACTCCAGACCACTCACTGCTAAAGAAAAATCCTTTCCTTTCAACCCACTCTAGCCACTTAAACTCACCTTCAATTTTACGTGGGATGGCCAGCCAATATTTATGCCACACATTTCTTCCTGATTTTGCCATGCCAGGCATTTCGAGGGTGGTGTAATATAAAGAGGTGCCTATTATTTTAACTATCCCAACCCATCCGTAAATTTCTTTGTTACTTAATGCTTTAATAGCTTCTTCAATGTTTGTAGCATTAAAAATAGTGCCTGCATCGCGCATTTGCACGACAGATAAATCATTAGCTGGTAGTCTTACTATTGTCATGTTCTCTAGTTCTTCCATTTTAAGGCCTTGACTCGTTTTACTCATCACGGAAGGCCTTTACGCAATCAATTGCCTCCATTAACAGCTTTTGCCGTTGTTCCCTCGTTAAGGGACGAATGAAGTCAATCACATCATTAATGTGGTCTGGGACCTCAACTCCATCGAACCATTCCATGCATGATGTTATAACTGCTACAGATAAAGACTTGGTCTCCAGGTAACAATCGTAATGATTCCCAATTTCAAGCCCCTTATTGAGCTTGTTGATGTCTTCAGTTGTCATTTCTGCGAAGTTCATAATTGCTCCTTATTTACCTTGCTGCAATATGGACACTTCATTTGCGAGCCTCCGGCATTTTTTTGCTCGGAACATAAAGCAGTCGTGCCTTTTCTTTTGTTCTGCATTATCTAGCAAGCCGTCAGCATCGTATACAAGTGCATCAACTGCAGACGCTTCAAGCTTTTCAGCTTCAGCTATTAACTCACCACTTTTTTCAGTGGCTGCTTCTGCTGGGTAATCAGACATCCACTCAACGAGCGCTGCTTCGGCTGTGTGTAGTAGGTTGTAATATTCGCCCGGATAATTCTTATGGGCGTTCGCTTTTGCAAACATTGCTGCTACTTTGGCTCTCGTAACTATTGCAGGGCTACAACGGGCTGCTTCACTTTTTATTTTATAGTCAGACATAGCCCGCTCTACAGCTAACCTGCTCTCACCAGGCATGACTGCCTGGATGATTTTGCCGTTAACGAGCAGTGCAAACCATCCAGCAGGGTTGTAGCCTGCCTTCTTAATTGCAGATATTATATCTTCTGCTTGACTGCGTCGCAGTCGACGGACTTGATTGTTATCCGTAATATATTCAGTAGTTCTTCCATTTTAAGGCCTTGCTTGTTTTACTCATCACGGAAGGCCTTTACGCAATCAATTGCCACATTACCAGCTTTTCATGAAAATTGCTCTCTTAGTTCTGAGAGCGGATAGACTTCATCCTCCTGCCAAAGACAGGGGATATGTGTGTTTCTCTTCATCCCGAACTCTATCGACACAGGCATTAACTGCCCGCGGAAGATGGCGAACGCTTCC